GCATCACGCCGGACCGCGACGGTGACATCAACCTAGCTTCGGCAGACGTCACCGAGAGTGTTAACCTGTACTTCACTGACGCGCGCGCTGATGCTAGGATAGCACTGGCAACGGTGGACAACCTAGCTGATACGCCTGCCGGCATCGGAACCGCTGGCCAAGTGCTTGCCGTCAACAGCGGTCGCACTGGCTACGAGTTCGCCAACCAACCGACTATCCCCGACCTCACCGACTACGTCAGGTTCGTCAACGATGAAGCGCCGGACGATGGCAACGTAGTGTTGACGACGGAGCTGGTGCCGGAGAACACCAACCTGTACTACACCGACGCGCGCTTCGATACCAGGTACGCGACGAAGACGCATTACCACGATCGCTATGCAACCGAAGCAGAGACGGCACGCAGCGGCGCCACAGCCAACGTGGAGCTGTACTACACCGCACGACCTGACGGCGACGGGATAGCCGAGAGCGCAACGAGCGACGTTGGCGAAACCGACACCATCAACAGGACGTTGTACTACGCGACTAAGTTTGATGCCGACCCAGACACCGCCGGCGACTGGACAGAGTACACCACACAACCAGCTGACAACGCGACCTTTGCCACAGCTAAGGCGGCGCTGCTTGCTGGACTTAACGACACCGACGCTACCGCTGAGACGCGCGGTACGTTGCCGCTGTCGCTGAAGATGGTGCGCACTACCACAGCGGCGGCTACTGACTTGCTGCTTGACACCTACACCGGCGCGGCGGCGGCGTACTCAGTGCGCAAGCTGGACAAGGACTACACCGGATACGCCATGAAAGTGCGCGAAGACAGCGGCGACACAGAAGCTGACATCGGCTTCGACGGTAGTGGCAACCTTGACACGTCTGCTATTGCTACGCATTGCGGCAGCGCTAACGGTTACGTCGTTACTTGGTACGATCAAAGCGGCAACGCAAACAACGCCACGCAAAGCACGTCAGGCAACCAGCCGCAGATTTACAACGGCACGGCGGTAATTACCGAGAACGGGAAGCCTGCTTTGAATTGCGACGGGGCATCTGTTGGTCTTGCTGCTACATTTACACACACAGTAACGGAACAAAGTAATTTTGTTGTTGCTGAATTTGTGGATTCTGCAAGCCGCCGCATTCTCAGCCAAACTGTTACAGGCCAAAATATAAATCTGGATTACCAGGGTACTAACCACTACATTCCGTTCATTCGAAACGCAGGCAACAGCGTTGCAAGCTATGCGTCTGGTTATAAAGCAGCAAAAGCGGCAGCAAACAATACCCAACAATTATTTGGGTCTATCCATTCAGGCACAAGCATCACCAACTATGTTAACGCTTCAGCGAGTAGCAGTGGCAGCGCAACTTTGAATACAGAGTTTTATGTGTTACGCCTTAAGACAGGGGGAAATAATGAAGGCATGGATGGCACATTACAGGAAGTGATCAGCTGGTCATCAAACCAATCCAGCCCAACAAATAACCGCACCGGCATCGAGACTAACATCAACACCTACTTCAGCATATACACCTAATGGCTACCGTATACCTCCCCGTCACCGCGCGCTTGAACCTCACCAGCGAGCAACGCGCCAAAGGCATCAGCCGCGAGCTGTACAACCTGAAGCTACCCAAGCACCTCCACGAACCTGGGCGCACGACTACGATGCTGCTGGCTACCATCCAGCACCCGGAAACAGGCGAGTGGGCGTGCGTCGGTGACACAGAGTTGGCTATTGCCGTACACCCGGAGCGCGACCTCAATGCATTGGTGGCACTGTTCCCACAGCTCACCACCGAGGAACGCAGCGCGATGACGTACTACATAGCCACCAGCGACGTGGTGCTGTTCCAATACCTTATGCCAACGGACAGCGAGGTGCTAACACAGGAGCAAGCGCAGGCTGCCGGTTGGTTCGGCTCGGAGCTGTAAATTAGTGGAATGGAATTCGTTGCAGCTAATTGGGCTGAGCTTTTGCTTGCCGCTATGGTGTTTATTAAAGTGATCGTCAACTTGACACCTTCAGTTAAGGACGATCGCGTTTTTACTTACGTGGATATGTTGCTCAACGCTATCATCGCGAACAACACAAAAAACAAAGACAATGCCCAAGATTAACGGCACCGCGTACCTGCTTCAGGTTGGCGGCACAGCTCTCCCCGATCAAACAGAAGGCAGCATCTCGCTGTCTATGGAAACGCGCGACATCACAACGAAGAGCAGCGCCGGCTTTCGCGAGCTTGCTGAGTCTACGCGCTCTGGTTCTATCAGCGTCAGCGGCCTCGTTGATGACGGCGGTAGCGATGCGCTCAGCACTTTGATGACCAGCTATGCAGCACGCACTTCTGTGTCTGTGATCTTTGGTCTTGATGCTGCCAGCGGAACAGATCCCGAGCACAACTTCACTTGCTCCACTGCTTACGTTACCTCGCTTGAGGCCAGCGGCGCAACTGAAGACAACGTTACTTACAGCGCAACACTTGAGCTGTCTGGAGCTATTGTTATCGATACGACTGCTGAATGAAGCTGGTACTTAGCGGCAAAGAGTTTCATCTTCGTGCTGACTTCCTGGCTTTTAAGCAAGCTCAACAGGAGGCTGGTATTGAGTTAGGCAAGCTGACTGATAACCCTGTTGACGCGGGAACGTTGGTTTACTTTATGGCACGCAGCGGCGCCAAGCATGCTGAAATTCCGTTTAAGTATAAGCTTGATGACTTTCTTGCTCTCATTGACTTTCAAAACGTCGATGAGTTGAGCGCAGCTTTGGAAGAGCTGCTCAGTAAAGGCGAGGAAAAAAAAAGCTAAAGGCAAGCCGCTAACGCTTGACGACTGTATTAGGGTAGGGCTCGGGCACTTGCGTCTGAGCCCTGCTGCGTTTTACAGTATGGAGTTCAAAGACTTTCTGCTTGCAGCTGATGCTTTCTTCGAGCTAGAGGAAACCAGGGAGCGGCACCAATGGGAGCGACAGCGTTGGCTTGCTACCGTGTTACTTCAACCGCATACCAAAAAGGGCACAAGCCTAAAGCCTACAGATATAGCTAAATTCCCTTGGGATAAGAAAGCTAAAAAGAACAGCGACAATAAGCTGCTATCTAACACATTAAAGAACTGGAGCAATGCCTAAACTGTCGGAACTTAAAGTAGTCATTGGCTTAAGTAAAGAAGGGCTCAGACAACTAAACACTGACCTACGCAATACGCAAGGCAAGTTCAAAAAGAACTTTGGCCAGATCAGTGGCATGGTGCAGCAAGCTGGTCGCAACATGACGATTGGCTTAACTGCTCCCCTGGGTATTATGGCAGCGCAAAGCGTCAAAGCATTTGACGAGCAGCAGAAAGCCATTGCGCAAGTAGAAGCTGGATTAGCTAGCACAGGCGCCCAGGTAGGTTATACCTCAGAGCAGCTTCAGAAGATGGCTGCAGACTTGCAAGCCAAAACTCTGTTTGGTGATGAGGAAATCTTAAAGGGCGCTACCGCTCAACTGCTGACGTTTACCAACATAGCAGGAGAGAACTTCGACCGCACTCAAGCTGTAGCTCTTGACCTTGCCACGCGCCTAGACGGAGACCTGAAGAGCGCAAGCATACAGTTGGGTAAAGCGCTCAACGATCCTGTTGCCAACCTCACAGCTCTCTCGCGTGCTGGCATCCAGTTTAGCGCTGATCAAAAGGAAGTCATTAAGGGGCTTGCTGAAGGCGGCAACCTAGCGCAGGCGCAGACAATCATTTTGGCTGAGCTAGAGAAGCAGTATGGCGGTAGCGCTGCAGCTGCTGCGCAAGCTGGTACTGGACCGTTTAAGCAACTTCAAAACACAATCAGCGACATCTCCGAAGAGTTTGGGCGCTTGATTAATGATATGCTTAAGCCGCTAGTGCCTAAGATACAAGCTCTAGTAGCCAGCTTCACCAACTTAACCGACAGGCAGAAAAAGGTAGCTCTTACGCTTGCTGCTATTGCTGCAAGTGTTGGCCCGCTCATGCTATTGGTGTCGGGCTTGATCAAAGCGCGCATGGCTATGGCTGCGCTGAACCTGGTAATGATGGCTAACCCGCTTGGCGCTGTCGTTGCTGGTGTGACTTTGCTAGTAGGAGCTATCACATTACTTCGCTCTAGCACTAAGACCACACGCGAGGAAACAGAGAGCTTCATTCTGCGCACGAAAGAGCTAGACAAAGAGCAGGAGATTCTTGCGTTGAATACCAAGCGCCGCGCTATGGAGACTGAGCTAGCGCAGTTAAAGCAAGCGGAAGCAGCAGAAAAAGCCAATGCGGCTGTGGGTTCTCTCGGTGACAAGTTTGATAAGCAGATAGCTAGCCGCAACGTTAGCCGCTACGGTGAGCAAATCACTGACATGTCATCGGCAATCATTGAGCTTAAAAAAGCTACAGCGGAGGCACAGTTTGGCGACACTTCGCAGGCAGGCTTGAGCGTATTGCCTACGCCAACACCCGCAGAAGTGCAAAGCACTCAGGAGTTGAGCACCACCTTAACGCAGGAGATGCTGCCAGCGATGGAGAAGGTTGCTGCTTTGCGTCGTCCAATGGCTGATGACATTCTAGCTGCCGCGTATGCCAACCATGAGCTAAAAGGAAGCTTCACGGAACTAGGCGAGGCTGTGAAGCTTCCTGCAGACAGGATGATTGAGCTGTCGAAGTTTGCAGCTCAGCAGTTACCTGGCTTTTTTAGTGGAGCGTTTGACGCTATAGCTGACAGCACGCAAAGTTTTGGGCAATACATTATGGATGTCTTGGAGCGCTTAATTAAGAAAGCAATCACGCTTGCTGCTACGTTCGCTGCCATAAGCATCTTCACAGGCGGCGCAGGCGGCGCAGCTGTTGGCGGCTTTGGTGGGTTTATGAAAGAAGGCTTCGGGCTTGGCGGCATTCCGCAGATGGCCAGCGGCGGACTTTTTACCGGCGCTAGCTTAGCGATGGTCGGCGAGGGCTCAGGCACTAGCTTAAGCAATCCCGAAGTTGTCGCACCGCTGGATAAGCTGCAGCAAATGATGGGCGGCGGCAACGTCACGGTCACTGGCATGATCAGAGGCAGCGACATACTACTAAGCAACGAGCGCAGCGCGCTAGACCGTAACCGAGTAAGAGGCTTCTAATGGCTGTTCGATTCTACGCAGACTTTCAAAACGATGTCGGTATTCAATACCGCATTAACATCTATGACAACAGCCACAACACTGCAGCGACTGAAGTTGTGTGCGGTGTGCCTGGCTTTAATCTGTCATATGAAGGCAACAACCAGGATCAATACCAGCCCATCCTGCCCAGCAAGATTGATTTTACGCTGTACAACGAAGGCGGTGACTTTGACACATGGCTAAACACTACAGTGCCGTCAGCACCTGAGGCACAGTTTCCCATTGAGGTGCTTACCGATCCAGGCGAAGTTGCTGAAGCTGTTTTCTGGCGTGGCATCTTGCTGCCTGAGCAGATGCAACAAGCTGACGAGCCTTCGCCCTCAGCTGTTAACCTTACTGCAGCTGACGACATTAACCAACTGAAGGAGACGACCATTGACGACTTAGACACAAGCGTTTACATTCTAGACTACGTCTACGAAGCGTTAAAGCTGGTCCGCTCTTATGGCTTGTATGACAGTGACGAGGTATTTATTAGGTACGCTAACGACATGAAGCCGACGGGCTACACGGGAAGCAATTGGCTTGCCGACGGTGGCATGTACCTGCCGTCTATAGCTGGCACGGTACCGACAGAATACTATAACGCCTTTGAGGTGCTGCGTAGCTTGGCTATCACTTACAACGCGCGGGTGTTTCAGGCTGAAGGCGTGTGGCACTTTATGCCGCTTAACAAGTTCCAGCAGAGAGCCGATGGCGTGTCGTTCATTACGGACCTCAACCAAATTGACGCCAGCGGAAGCGCGGTAACCTGGTCTAATTTTGACCGCATAACTTGGCAAAGCAATATGCTGATCA